CTGCTCATTTCGTAACTTCAAACTTATCAGCATCTACAGCAGTAGACGCTGGAAGTGCAGTAGGATCATATCCACAAAGAGTTAATCTTTCTAACTATGTTGCACTAGTAGCTCACCCGTCAGCTGTTGGAACTGTAAAGTTACTTGAGCTTGGCGTTGAGTCTCAGTACGATATTCGCAGACAGGGAACTTTAATGGTTGCTAAATACGCTATGGGACATGGTGTATTAAGACCAGAAGCTGCTGTTGGAATTAGATCTGCTTCTTAATCAGATATAATTTAATCAATATCAGGGCAGGCGATGTAACAGTCGCCTGTCATTAATTAATCTTTTAAAATGACAACACAAATAACACCGACTTCAGAATTACAAGCAATTAATATTATGCTCTCTATAATAGGAGAAGCTCCAGTGTCGTCAATTATAGACATCACTTCAACAGACGTATCAATTGCTAAACAAATATTAGATGAGACTTCAGTTGATATACAAACTCAAGGCTGGAATTTTAATACAGAAGAAGATTATACATTAGCGCTAGATTCAAATAGCAAAATTCCTATACCATCAAATTGTGTTTGGGTAACAACTAGAAATCAATACAATCAAAAAAAAGTAATTATTAGAAACGGTTTTTTATACGACAAGGATAAAAAAACAACAGCGTTTGATGCTGCAATAGTAGTAGATATGATTATTCTATTACCATTTGATGAACTTCCACAATTCGCACGAAGATACATAGTAACAGCTGCTGGAAGAAGATTCCAAGCTAGATATTTAGGCTCAAAAGAATTAGCTGGATTTAGTGCACAAGATGAATTTGAAGCTCAATTAACTTGTTCACAATTAGATTCTGCAGATGAAAAACCTAATATATTGTCTAATGATTTAACAAACAGAATAATGTATCGCGGAAATAATCGAAAATACTTTTAATGCCTGTAATTTCAAGTTCAGTACCAAATTTAATAAATGGTATTTCTCAACAGAATCCAACACAAAGAAACTTAACTCAAGGTGAAGCACAAATTAATGCTCAATCATCTTTAGTTAAAGGATTACAAAGAAGACCACCATTAGAATTTGTTAAAAATTTATTAAATAGTCAAATTTATTCTACTAATACTGCAATACACCCATTTATAAGAGATGGTGATAATCAATATATAGTTGCTGCCTACAATGGTGGAATAAATGTTTATGATCTTTTAGGTAACTCTAAATCAGTTACTATTTCTAGTGGGTCAAGTTATTTGACTTCAATTGATCCTAAAGGTGATTTTAAATTTGCGTCTGTAGGAGACACTACTTTTATTTTAAATAAATCTATAAAGCCGGCAATGGCTGCAACAACAAATACAGCTAAACAACAAGAAGCTTTAGTTTATATAGTTGGAAGTAACTTTGGTAGAACTTACAAAATTAATTTGTATCACCCAAGCATGGGTTCAACAACTACTTCATTTGAAATGCCAGATGGTAGTAACGTTTCAACACAAGGTTATTTAAGAGATACAGCAACTATTGCAAATATTTTAATTACAGGAAGTAGTGCACAAGGAAGTTTTACAGGCACTGCTTTAAACGCTGCTCCAATTTCTACTTATTTTGATGTTACAAGATACAATTCTGTAATTCATATAAAGCCAAAAGATAACTCAGCTGCTTTTACAATTTCGTCTTCTGATGGAGCTGGAGAAAGTACAATGTATACTATTAAAGATTCAGTAAGTGATTTTCAAAAATTACCTTATATAGCTCCTGCAAATTTTCTTATAAAAGTTACTGGAGACGAAGGTACATCTAATAACGATTACTATGTAAAATTTACTAGTAATGGAATTTGGAAAGAAACATTAGGTCCAGGAGTAAAAACTACTATTGATAAGGCAACAATGCCTCATAAATTAGTGCGTAATGCTGCTACTGATACATTTTCATTTTCACAAATTGATTGGGATTTAAAAACTACTGGTGATGATGATTCAAATCCAAACCCAACTTTTATTGGTTATACAATAAACAATATTACTTTTTACAAAAATAGACTTGCAATACTTGCTGATGAAAATATTATTATGAGTGAAGCAGGTTCATTCTATAATTTCTTTGCAACTACTGTAGCAAGTGTTTTAGCAACTGATCCAATAGATCTTGCTGCTACAACAAATGAAGTAAGTATTTTAAGACACGCATTACCATTTAATGAAGAATTATTATTGTTCTCAGATAAAGCTCAATTTAAAATTGAAACTGCAAATGCTGGTTTATCTCCATCAGACGCAAGCATAACTTTATCAACTAGATTTGAATCTAATTCTGAAATTGCTCCTATTGGAGCTGGAAACTATATTTATTTTGTACAAAAAAGAGGATTGAATTCAGCTGTAAGAGAATACTTTGTTCAACCTGATACAACAAATAATGATTCAATTGATATAACAGCATCAATACCTTCATACATTCCAGTTAATCTTCATAAATTAATTAGTAATACAATTGAAGATACAATTGTTGGATTAGCTGATGATGGTACTGATACTTTTAGTGCACCTCATACTGTAGTAACAAATGTAAATCCAAATTACGCAAAAAGAATTTATGTCTATAAGTATTTTTGGAATGGTAATGATAAAGTACAAAGTGCTTGGTCTTACTGGGAATTTCCTGATGTACAAATTATAGGTGGATTTGCTTACGAAAGTTACATTTATTTAATAGCCAACGAAAGAACTAAGGCAAATTTATACAAAATTGATTTAAGAAATTTAGAAAATACTAATTTAGGTATGAATATTTATCTAGATCAAAGAGTTTTATTAACTGGTACTTATAATTCAGGAACTAATAGAACTACTTTTACATTACCTTATTTAGTAAAAGCTGGACTTCAAGCAGTATCGGCAACAACTGGAGCAGATTTAAGTATAATTAGTCAATCAACAAATACAGTAGTAGTAGATGGAAATAATACTTCTGCTTATTTTGGTTTTGCTTTTACAACTCTTTACACACTATCAACTCAATTTATTAGAGAACCAAGTAAAGGTGGTGGTTTATTAGCGGTTACGTCTGGTAGATACCAAGTAAGAACAATGTCTTTTGATTACACAAATTCAGGATTTTTTCAAATAGTAGTTACTCATACAGGTAGAGCTGATCAAACTTATAGTTTTAATGGTTACATAATAGATAACCCAACATCAGTAATTGATTCACCTGTAGTTACTACTGGTACATTTAGAGTTCCAATACAAGCAGAAAACACAAAGCACGCAGTGTCAATAAGATCTAGTTCTTATTTACCAGCTAATATTACATCAGCTGAGATAGAAGGATTTTATTACAGAAGATCAGCGCGTGTATAATGTTAAAACCTTTTGTAAGAACTGCAACTGAAGAAGACGCAGTAAGTCTATCAATGACTATGAGAAAAATTGATAGATTGGAAATTAAGTATAGTCACAACTATACACCAATACAAGCTTTAGTATCTTGTTTTAATTTACCTAAAGCGGAAAATTTTACAATTACAGATGAACAAGGATTTGTGTATGGAATGTTTGGTGTAAGTGAATGCCAACATGACAACAAATTTGGAGTCATCTGGTTATTGTGTTCAGAAAAATTAAAAGAAATTCCAATTTCATTTTACAGAGAATGTAAACAATGGATAGATTATTTATCTCAAAATTATTCATACGTTTATAATTTAGTTTATGAAAAGAATTGGCAATCATTAAAATGGCTACAATTATGTGGATTTGTAGCTGAACGTAAACTCAAAATAGGAAGTAAAAAGAAAAACTTTATACTTATAATAAAAGAAACATGTGTAGTCCAGAAGCAATCGCAATTACCAAATTTGCTATAGATGCAACAAGTGCAGCAGCAGATTACAAAGACGCCAAAGCAGTAGCTAAGCAACAAGCAATTAATAATGAAAAATCAAGAGCTAGTGCTGACAGAGCTTATTTAGCAGATTTAGAAAATCTTGATGCTGAAAAAAGAAAAGAGCAAAGAGATACAGCTATAAGAAAAGAAGCTAAACAAAGAGAATTAATTAAAAAAGAAGCTGGCGCTCAATTAATAGGATTAGAAAAAGGTAATGCTAATACAGAAGCCGTACTTAGAGATATCGGTTTTGATTACCAACCAGAATTCCAACTATATAATAATCAAACTATGTCGACAAATATGTCGGCGTTAAAAGGTTATAATGACGCTTATAATGCTCTTCAACGTTCTTACAATTCACTTCCAGCAATATCTACTCCATCTAAATTAGGTTTATTAATTAAAGTTGGTGGATCAGGTGCAAGTACATATGGAGATTATAACGCCGGTAAATATGGAAAAGTATCATAATGGTTAATTATCAATCAGGGTTTTTACCGAGTATTAAAGTAAACAAAGAAGAATCTCCGGGCAGAGCTTTAGTACAAGCTTTAGATAAATTTTCAGCCGCAGTAGATTCTTATGGAAAAGGCAAAGCTGATGAATATACAGCTATAACTACAGCAGAAGCAGAACAAGCTGCAAGAATTGATTCATTTAAAACATACCAAGAGGCAGTAGACTCTGGACAGATTGATAAAACTAAATCTAAATATTGGGTTTCTGTTTATGATAATGTTAAAGGTCAACAACAAGGACTTGCATTTAACACTACAAAACAAGTGGCTTTTCAAGAGTGGTGGGCAGGAAATAGTGCAAACGACGATCTTGATGGTTCTTTATATAATAAATGGAGTTCAGAATTTGACCAAAAGTATTTTAAAGAAAAAGTAGGAAATGTTTCTACATATTTTTTAAAAGGATTAGAAAATTATGTTAAAGCATCTAATCAACAAATTGGCACAAGTTATGCAAGTTACAATACTCAAAAATTAAAAATTAATGCAGAAAATAATTTAATAAATATTCTTGAAAATAAAATTCAATTAGATGATTCATTAGAACAAATCTCAACATTTGAAAATTTTAATAACGAAACTAAATTTATTGATAGAAATAGATTTGATGAATTAGTTGTTCAAGGTTACAAAAATCAAATAGCAAAAGTAGCACAACTTGGTGATCCAAATGCTGATTATAATAAAGCTGAAAAATTAGTTAATGATTTATCAAAATATACAAGACCAAATGGATCAAAAATTTTAAAAGGAAAAGATATAGCTGAATGGGAAAATTTTAAACAAAACTTAAATTCAGAAAAAGTCCAGCATCAAGAAAGAATGTTTAAAATATCACAAGATGCTGAATTTAATAACTTTGCTACAGAACAACAAAAAATATTGTCTACTAAATTTGCTCCTGATAATATTACAAAAGCAGGCGAAACTGAAGGTAGACAAAAAGCTGCTTTTGCTACTGATGAATACAAGCAAAGAGTTCAAAATTATCAATTAGTAAATCCAAATGCTTCAATTGAAGAAAAGAAAAACTTTGCAGTTGATACAAGAGTATTAATTGAAAATAAATATGAAGACGCTGAAATATCAAAGTTAAGAGCATATAGCACAAGAAATCCTTACAATGTACAAAGAGCTGTTAATGACATTAATTACGCAATGCAATTGCTTAAAAAAGATGTTGAAGCTTTACCAGATAAAAATGGTTACAAAAAACCAATAGATGAAAATAATCCAGCGTACAAATTCTTATTTAATGGTGCTAGATTAAATGGTTTTATTACCAAAGATGGCAAGCCTGATGTAGGTGCTTTTTACAATTCTTATATAAATGCAGTTCAACCAAAATAAACTAAATGGCAGATGATTACGGCTTAGGATCTGTTGATTTTAATTCTATAGATAAAAGTTCTAAAGATAATATTCAAACTGTAAAACCAATAAATAGTGGATTAGTTAAAAGTCCAAATGAAAGTTCACCCGGTTTTTGGTCTACAGCTGCTGATATGACTCTTAGTATTCCTCAAGGAGTAGTTGATGGTTATGAAAGTCAAGTAGATTGGTTAGATAAAAAATGGTCTCTTGGTGGTTTATATTTTGGAAATGGCGACGGTAAATTTCAATGGTCAGATTTAATTCCAGAAGTTATAGCGCCAAAAGAATGGGAAGCTAAAAAAATATGGCAAGAAAAACAACTACCAACATTTTATAAACCTAAAACTGAAGCTGGTAATCTTACTTATGGTATTTCAGAATTTGTAGGAGGTTTTATTGGTCCTAGCAGATTACTTAAAGGCGTTGGAGTAGGTGGTAGTTTATTAAAAAATACTCTTAGAGGATTTGGTGCAGGAGCAATTTCTGATTATACAGTATTTGATCCACATGAAGAAAATCTTTCTAACATGTTAATTCAATTTGATTCTGTATTTTTAAATAATGCTGTTTCTCAATTCTTAGCCAAAGACGGAGACGACTCAGAAGAAGAAGGTCGTATGAAAAGAGCATTAGAAGGAGTTGTGGTTGGTGGACTTTTTGAAGCTGGGATTCTAGGTGCTTCTAAGGTACTTCCACCAGTTTTAAAATACCCACTAATGTTAGGCATAGCTATAAAATCTATTAAAACTTCAAGAAAAGCTGGAGATGATTTAGCAAAAAGAGAAGAAATTTATAGAGAAACTGGTCAGTTAATAAGTGATTTAAAAAATGGAGAAATAACTCCAAGAGTTAAAAAAGCAATTGTAGAAGGAGATCGGAA